ATACTGACCATTTGCAGCTAACGAACCAACATCACAGCCAACCATCGGTGTGAAGCTAATTGCGGAAGCAAGCGTAACGGTAGCAGTAGAGATACTTGAATAAGTGCCTGTGCCTAATGCTACGGCGGTTTCAGGAACTAATCCCATTACACGAATTGGCAGAGCCGCAGTCAGTGCAAGAGAAGTATCTGCTAAAACAGCATTTGCTGAATTACCAGTGTTAACGCTACCTGTGTTGTTAACAGCCGCTAAGTTTTGACCAATCATAGCACGAGCAGCAGATGCTATTACTGTAGTACCAGACACCATTGCAGCTTTGAAAACGGTATCAGGATCATCACAAACAATAGCTACTGCATCACCAGCAGCCGTTGAAGCGGGCCAGTATTGCGAGAAGGTCAATTGTTTAGTGATAGGGTTGGTGTAACGGCAGCCTAAGAATACACCCATAAGCGTACCAACAACACCGGTTGTAACAGAGATACGTTGTAAATCACCACGGACTAGCGTTACAAAGTCACCGTAAAAGATGTTTGTAGCGTAGGCGTAGGTAATAGGTAATTCACGAGTAGAACCCGCAAATACCTGACCACCGATCAGGTTGACCGGCTTTAGCCCGTAAGGGGCATCGACAACAGGATAAGCCATAATAAACTCCTAAGTTAAGTACCTTTACCGAAAGTTACCTTAGAGCTTCGTTCTTTAAACAAAGGCATCCGAGGATCACTTTCCCGCATATATGTATTATCTACTGAGTCCATCTGCAAGTTAGCTATCTTTCTAAAATGCTCATCTCGCTGTTCAGTAAACTCTACAGGGGTTTTGCAAAGTAAAAGGCCACCGATCTGTATACTGTCAGGAATAGTGTTTCCAGCTGTTCCAAATAGTTGTATTTCAGGGTGATCAGATGCTTTAACAGGTTCCCAACCTTCGCGAAACTTCGAGGATATATTGGTAGGATCATCTTTATTTAGTGTGCTTAATCGAACCCAACGAAAAGCAAAGCCCGGTTCCGGATTTGGATCAGGCAGGAGTTGAGCGGGCATCCAGCGTTTCGGACGTACACTCTGTTCGCGGGTATCTAATTCACGTGCTAAACGACTTGATTTTTCCATGATTATTTCCTCATTTGTTCTTCAGCAACCTTACGAGCATAAAGTTCCAAAGGAACCCCAAGCCGCTTGGCGAGATTTACTTGTGTTTGCGTGAGTACGATCTTTCTAGGCGCTGTACTCCGCGTCGCGGGTGCTACGTTGTTGGATTTAACCCGTTGAGGTTTCGCATCAGCAGGTTCACCAACTACATTCGGGAATGTTTCACGAAGCGTATCATCTATACGACGATAATATTCTTCACTTCCAACTCTAATTCCTTCATCAACAAGCTCTTCATGAACGCCTAGGGCAAACGATGTAACACGTTTATTTGACCCATACCAACGGTTTTTGTCCAACCAAGCAGTTAGTTTCTCGTCATGTTGAGGTGGTTGTTGACTCTCTTTTGAGACTTGTACAGGAGTTTCGTCAACTTGTAAAGGGGCGGGCTTAAAATTATTAACCTTATCTGCCCGTATTTTAGCAGTGGTTAACGCTTCCTGAGCCTCAACTAACCTGTCTGAATCACCAGAATCGTAGGCTTCCTTATATTTACGTTTGGCATCATCAATCTCATTGTTGACCACCTTTTTGGCTTGTTCCAATAAAGCCGTTTGGTTCTGGTTTACAGACCCTTTTAAGCGTTTATTTTCTTGAGCCATGGATTCTGCAAAGCGCAGAGCCTCTTCCCGTTCACGTTGAGCTGATTCTTTAGCCCGTCGTTCTTCGTGATATCCCTTAGTAAAGTGCTTAATCCGCTTCTGTACGCTCTCGTCGTACTTAGTCAGTTCATCTTCGGCAAATTCTTTAGGGGGTTCAGCCATGGGTTTGCGCCCACGATCTGCTTCAGGAGTATCATCAACAATCTCAATTTCAGGTTCAGCTTGTAATTCAACTTCGCCGCCTTTTTTAAGGTTTACTTCTTGTTCATCTGGAAATTCAAATTCCGTCTTTTCAATCTCAGCCATGATGTCTCCTTATGGGCGTTGTATGCCACGGGGGTCTTGCACAGTAGCTTCGACAGAATCGTCGTTAATCAGCCGCCACTCAGTCCCGTGAATTAACATGCGTGTACCAGAATTGGGTCGAACTATAATAAAGTCGCCCACCTCACAGCTTGGCCCACTAGGAAAACGCTTCTCATCCTTGTAAGCATCAGGCCCCATCTTCGCCACAAACAACACGGGAGACAGTAGCTCTTCGTGGTGCATCATGGTTGAAGTCTTAACAATACCGGCTTCACTTAGTTCTTCCTCTGCTTTAGGTAACATACATAGGAGATGAAATGTCGCTGGGTCTGGAACCTGTTTTGCTTTGTCACTAGCCGATTCCGGCAACACGGTAGCAGTGTGTCCGTCTTGGCTTACTAATATATCAGTCATCGTCATTATCCTTAATATTGCGCACGAGATCCCCAATTTCTAACTGTGCGATCTGGAGACCTCGGATAGTCCCGCACAGCTCTTTGTAGTGATCGTAGGATTTAGCGCCACCATCACTTACAACATTTACCAACTCGCGACGTTGTTCTTCGAGTTTGGTGTTTAATATACTAAGGATTTTGTCGTCCATTACTCGCCTTTAGGTTCGTTTTGATTCTGCATCTGTTGAGCCTTTAACCTAGCGGCTATTTCAGCGTGGCTTAACTTCTGATGATGCGCCTGATCTTTATGGTGCAACTGTTGTGCTAACTGTCGTGCTTTTAATTCTGATACTTGCCCACCGTGACTTAACTGCTGCTGGTGTGTTTGTTGAGCTTGTGCAAGCTCCATCTGGTGCCTTTGATTCTGCTGCGCCAACTCTTGCTGGTGCCTCATAGCCGTTACTTCGGGTGACTCAGATGGTTGATTTTTACTTGCCATCTCTTGTGCTTTGAGCTGTAGTTCTTGAGCTTTTAGCTGCAACTCACCCTGTACTTTTTGGGCTTTAGTCTGAGCTTCCTGCTGTTTAATCTGCAACTCTTGCTGCTGCATTTGGATAATTGGGTCTTGTTGCTGCTGTTGAGCCTGTGCTTGTGCAGCTTTGGCTTTATCCATTTGTAGCAACTGCGTAGCGGCTTGGGCCACAAGTTTAGACAACTGTACTTCCGTTTCTTCATCCATCTTAGTATCAGGTGCGGGTAGTGTCGCACCCAACTGTTCTTGCAACTTCTGACGGTATTGAAACGCTACGTGTTCAGCTACGTGTGCCATTATTGCCGCTTGCATCTGCTGCGCCATCGGGTTCTGGCCTATTTGACCCATAATCACTGGGTCTTGGCTCATCGACATATGAACAGCAATGTGTGCGTCATGATCTTGGTAGATAAAAGCTTTTGTCGGTTTACCAACGAGGAACGACATGTTCTCACTAACTGGATCACGTGGAGTCTGGTCATCCTCAACCGGTACTAACTTATCCCCATTCTTAATACCTAATACTTCGATCATCTGCCTATGCAACTGGGGTAAGTTATATATCTGAGGGGCGCCATTAGCTAATTGAATAACCGCTTGGTACTGCATGATGCGCTGCGCCATAGTCGCACTGTTTGGATCAGATACGGGTATAACAGTAACCATATCGTAGTCATCGCGCTTGGCTTTACGGTCACCTTCTGCTGGGTCATACGAATACTCATCGGGTGTATGGTCACGGATAATGTCGCGAAGTAATTTAAACTCCTGCTTCATTGAGAAGTGAACCCGAGCTTGCACCGCACTCATAGTCTTTAGCTGACGTTCTAACAGGGCAAGTGTTGTCCCCACAGGAGCATTAGCACCCATATCAGACACGTTCATATCTGCTATAGAACCTAGGCGACGACCTTCATCCGTAATTTTATCTAGTAACCCAGCCAATACTTGACTTGGTTCTTTGTACGGCAAAGGCATAATATTGTCGCGTACTGACCCACTAGGTATATCCACATCACGGAATTCACCCGGAGTTATAGGAGTGTCATCCCCTTTGATACGTAGCCCACGAGCTTTTAACCCGCCCGGCAAATTACTTAGCGTACCTGCATCAATTAACTGCCGAATTAACGACGTACCCGCACGAGCGTATCCACCGATGATATGTATCAAACCAAGACCATATGCACCAAATCCCGGTACGTATGTATACTGCACAAAGTGCTGGCGCTTTAACTTACGCTCGTCATCTTCTTCCCAGTTCCTACGGATACCTAAAATAGTAGATGTACCACGCTCAATAGTTATGATGTAGGGCCGTGCTATACCATCTTCATCCTCATAACCCGGCAAGTCATAGTCAACATGGATTTCTAATATCTGGAAGCGATCATCGTCTGTTAGGCTGTAACCCTGATCTTCAGCCTTCTTCTTTTCAACATCCGTATGGATAGCAACTGGTTCACCCAAATCAGCATCTATATAGAACCCAGCTACTTGTAGCTTCTTAACCTCATTTTTAGTCTTACGCATTACATGCGTTAACCGCTCGGCAGTCTGTGCGCTCGATGCACCATAAGGAATAATTACATCCTCAGCCGGTATAAACATCGCAACCTGACGATTCAAACTTGGGTCAAAATAGACTTTCTTAAATGCAGCACCAGCTAATCCTAAGTTATATAACAGGCGCTCATGCTCAGGCCGGTACTCTTGCATCACTTCGGTTAACTGGAAGTTCATGTCATCTCTGACACGTTCAGCGGCTTCTTCTTTAGTCTTATCTAGTAGCCCAATAATCTCAGTCTTAACTGGCCCTTGGGCGGGGAATGTCTCAATTATTGTTTCACTCTGGAACTTAATAGCAGCTTCCGTAAGTATTGTAGAGAACACACCACATGCACCATTCCAAGGCTCAGTTCGTTCTTCGTACTTCATACCCAGTACATCTAGCCCTTTGACGTACATTTCAGTCCAGTCTTTACGACTATTAATATCTGAGTCAACCATCTCCAACAGATCGCTTGCAATCTTCTGCAAGTCACCCTCATTTATCTCTTCAGCTAGATTACCGTCAAAATCACCTTCTGATTCTTCATCTTCAGGCATCAGGTCAATAGTCATACCATCTATACCAATTTGTAACCCTTCAGGGTTTTCAATCATAATCTCAACACCCGGGCCGTCTTCAATATCTTCTGGCTCTGGGGACAATGAATCTAACCCTAATGGGGCTTGGGACAACGAGGGAAACATATTAGTAGCCATAATTAATCCTTAGTAGTACGGTTGTTGGCGCTTAAAGTATCTAACTTCTTCTGGCTCGTCGGAATCTAGCCTCAGGAACCCACCACGCCTAAACCGCATAATAGCCTGTGAGGTTGAATCCACTAAGTCATCATGTTCGCCGGAAGGGAAACTCGCTACTTCTTCAACTAGTTCTTCTGCCCAATGGGTGTTAGGTACCCATACTCTACCAGATGCAAATATATCAGCAACGGCGTTTAATCGTGCAATTTTATCATTACCCTTAGACGGAGTATATTCCTGTACTGGTATACCCATCGCCCGCAACTCAAATATGAGAGGACTACCTGCGGCTTTAGCTTCTACTATTAATCCTTCTGGTTTCCATTCTTTCCACTCTTCGTACGCCCGTTGTTTAAGCTCCGGAAACTCCATACGCTTTTTAAATGAGTTCAGCAGTATGATATTCGCCTGTTGCACTCCAACATCATTAGGATGGTAGAACACGCCCCACGTAGTACACGCCGAATAGTCAGCACGTTCAGACTTTAAAAACGCCGTATCCCAAGACTGAATAATAAAATCACAAGCAGGAGGCTCAGTTTCTTCCCAAATCCTCCACCATTCACGCTTTATAATGGCAGATACCTCAGAAGTTGGATTTTGCATGTACTGCGCCATCCATTTTCCGCTAGGAAGTTCGTT